CTTCTTCCTGGTATCGGTGAGTCCCGGGCGGGCGGAATACTCAGTGCAGACCTGAATGACTATTTATGAGTGACCCCTACTTTGCCCAGGACGACGAGTTCGGCCTCATCGGCGCATGTCTCTCCGGTGGATCCGATGTTTGCCACGAGGTATTCGCCAAGATCCCCACCGAGGCCCTCCAGGACAGCGATCTGTACCATGTGTTCGAAATCATCAAAGGCCTCGTTGCCAAGAGCGATCCGGTCAACATGACCACCGTGGTCAAGGAGTGGAAGCGCTCCATGGGCCAAACTCCAGTGCCTTTCGAGGCTCTGAACAAGTGCGACGAGATGTGCCCCAGCCCGGCCAACCATCCCGAGTTCTCAAGAGCTGTCCTAGAGGCTCACCTCCGGAGGCAGCTACGATCCACCGGGGACCGTTTAATCCGTGACTCCGCTGTCTCCACCCTATCCGTCGATCAAATCGTCTCTAATGCCGAAGCAGGGCTCAGCGTTGAGGCCTCCAAGGAAGAGGTGCAATCCTCCAAATCGGTTGCAGGCAGGTTTATCGACGCCACCCAGGAACGGTTTGCCCGGAAAGGCCACCTCTCCGGCATCACCTCGGGCTTCCACAAACTCGATGCCATGACCGATGGTTTCCAGTTCGGTGAGCTGGCCATCATCGCTGCCCGACCCAGCATAGGAAAGACAGCCATCGCCATCGCCATTGCTAAGGCGGCGGCAGTCGATCAACGGGTGCCGACTTTGTTTATCTCGCTGGAGATGTCCGACGAGTCTATCATGCGGCGAATGGTCTCGACCATCGGATCCATCCCAATGCAGGACATCAAGACGGGCGACCTCAACGAAGGCGGTATGCGCGCCATGGGTGCAGCCACCGCCAAGATCGCAGGCAGCCCGATTTACTTTGTCTCCGGTTCCGGCATCTCAGGCATCGCCACCATCACCGCGGTAATACGTCGGGCCGTTCGTAAGTGGGGCGTGAAGCTGGTGCTGGTCGACTACCTGCAGAAGATCCATGGCAGCAGGGCAGCAGAGAAAAAGACATACGAGATTGCTGAGGTGAGTGGGAAGCTCAAGGCCGTGGCATCCGATACCAAGACAGCCGTGATCGCCTTAGCACAGCTCAACCGGGCAAACGAGAAAGATGCACCCAGGGCGCCCCGGCTGACCGATCTAGCAGACTCAGGCCAGATAGAACGTGACGCCGACTTGGTTCTATTGCTCGACCGTGTACGCAATGAGCCCAAAGGCGAGGCAGTGATTGCCGTGGCTAAACAACGGGACGGCGAATGCGGCCTAGTCCATCTCTGGTACGACGGCCAGTTCTGCCGGTTCACTGATCCATCACCTACCTTTTAACACATGAAAGCACCATACGACCTAGAACGAGTCAAGCTACTCAGTGAAGCGCCAAGCCTATTCAAGAAGGCAGTCAAAGCTGGCTGGATGTCCTACCCAATCGGAACACAGACAACCGAGGACGGATCTCCCGTTGTCGACCCAGACGACGACTACGACGACCGCATCACCAAACATACACCCGAGGTGTGCAGGCAGGCCTACATCCTAAGGGAACGCGGGCTTACACTCGAACAGGTTTCCAAAGCCTGCCATGTGGCGACTGGTTCTGTTGCTTACATTATAGCAAAGGGTCATGAAGCTGTATTAAAAGAGCAACGTCTGTCACAAGTGAAACCATTGTCCAATAGTTCTATTACTAGCACTAAGGAGTCTCCTTGATACAGTGCCAGAACAGGTGAACGCGAGACCCCTATGATTCTGTGTGAGTAACCACTAAAAACAATAGTAATGCAACCGAATCACATTTCATTTCTTGTTGATCAATATGGCGTGGCAAATGTGGCCTGGTTTATCCGCCTAATGAAACGCGGAACACCACCCGAGCAACTGGCCGGATATTGCGTGCCAAACCAGCAGGACAGCCGGCGTGACGGTGTTTTCCGGGCTTTGCAATACGCCGCCACCGTTCCCAACTCGATGCTGCCTCCAGAAATCCTCAACGCTTTGAAGCCATGACCCAGAGAGCCTACGCCGAGCACGCCGGCATCACCCACGGTTACGTCAATTATCTGGTCAAAAAGGGGATGCCCATGGACTCCATGGAAGCAGCCGACACCTGGCGCCAGAAGAACGTCCGGCGGCGATCCGACTTCACCAAGGATTTACCGCCACAACAAGACACCACCGCAATCGAACAGGAAGGCCCATACAGGCCTGCTGAAGCATCAAACCCTATCGACACAGCCACAGCCGCTACCGACTCGCCAGAAGGCGCCTACGAGCGCCAACGGCAAATCGAGCGTGCAGCCTACGACCTAGCTGTCGACGCCCTCCGGGGCGGCCGGGCCGATGCTGGGCGCTTGGTTGCCATCCATGCCGCGGCCGCCAAGAACCTTACGTCGGCCCGTGACGAGGTGATCGCCCAGGCAGAGAAGGAGAGGCGCCTAGTCTCCGGCGACTGGGTGCGCCGGGTGATGCAGGAGCACGACGGCGCCGTGGCCTCGCTCATCAAGGCCATGCCGAAGCAGCTCTCCGGCCGGATAGCACCGCACGACCCTGAGCACGCCGAGCGCGAGCTGACCAGGTGGGTCCAAGAGGTCTGCCTCAAGACACTACACAACACCGACCCATGGAAATCCTGACATGAGAACCCTGAACCTAGGCGGTGGCGTTCAATCGACGACGTTGTATCTGATGGCTCTCCGTGGTGAGATTGCGCCTATCGACTGCGCCATCTTCGCGGATCTTGGTGAGGAGCCGAAGTCTGTCTACGCGCACATGGATTGGCTAAAAAGTTTAAGCGGTCCGACCATTCATGTCGTTTCTGGAGGATTTCTTGGAAACGATCTGATTAAAGGAATCAATTCCGAAGGCCGCAGATTCGCTTCAATACCAGCATACACCGCTCAGAACGAAGGCGAACCGCTTGGCAAAATCCGTCGCCAATGCACTGGAGAATACAAGATTCTACCAATCGAACGGTTTATCCGAAGAACGCTTCTCGGGCTTGAGAAGGGTCAACGCATCAAGACCAAACTGACCCAACTTTTCGGAATCAGCCTCGATGAAGCAGGTCGAGCGACTCGAATCAAAGCTAACTCCCCACACTGGTCAGAACCGGAGTTTCCACTCTGCGACAAGATGATGACGCGAGCCGATTGCGTGAAATGGTTGGAAGCCTTTGGGATACCGCATAAAGTGCCGCGCTCTGCCTGTGTCTTCTGCCCGTACAAGTCTAACCATGAATGGTTATTGCTGAGAGAATCAGATCCTGATGGATGGAATCGGGCTGTGGAAATCGACGATGCGCTTCGCGTTGAAGGTACAATCTGCAATCGGAAATTGAATGAGAAGCTCTACCTCCACAAGTCATGCCGACCACTCAAAGATGTTTACCTGACCGATGGCGAACGCGGCCAGTCGGCATTCAACTTCGAGTGTGAAGGAGGCTGCGGCCTTTGAAATCCATGGAAATCCTGACCGACCTCCAGCGCAGCCTGTTAGACTACCGCCGAAGCCTCTACCGGCCCACTCCACAGCAGACGGTGGTCGAATGGTCCGAGGCCAACCTCCGGCTTACCCAACGTCAGACCGAGCACCCGGGGCCGTTCTCGACGTCGGTACGGCCCTATACCCGGGAGCCCATGGAGGACTGGAAGAACCCATCGGTCTCTGAAGTGACACTGTGCTGGGGCAGCCAAACCTCGAAGACGACCACCCTGATGGCCGGCCTGGCCTGGCTAATTGCCAACGAGCCCAGCCCGGCCTTGTGGTTGATGCCTTCCGAGAATCTCGCCCGATCCTTCTCGAAATCCCGCTGGCTGCCCATGCTGGAGGACAGCCCGACCATGTTGGAATGCTTTCCCGCCGAGGCCGACAAGATCACCAACTTGGAGCAGAACTTCACCCGGTCGACACTGACGTTTGTCGGATCCAACAGCCCGGCAAACCTTGCCTCTCGTCCGGTACGGGTGCTGATCGCCGACGAGGTGGACAAGTTCGCCGAGGCTACGGCCAAGGAGGCCGACGCCCTCGACCTAGCCGAGCAGCGCCTTAAGAGCTTCTCAAGCTCCAAGGCATTCATGACCTCGACGCCCACCGTAGTCGAAGGCCGAATATGGCAACGGTTCCTCCGCGGCGACCAGCGCCGGTATTACCTGCCATGCCCACACTGCCGGGAGTTCATCAAACTGGAATGGCGCCAGGTGACATGGGACGACGCAAAGACCGAGGACGGTAAACACGACCTCGCCAAAGTCCGGGCCTCCGCCCACTACGTCTGCCAGCTCTGCCTCGGTAAGATCACCGATGCCCACAAGGTGGCAGCCCTCCGCCATGGACAATGGCGCCCAGAGAATCCCAACGCCATGCCCGGTGTTCGGTCCT